TGGCGCTGCCTAACTGCTTGGTCCCTGCACCGCCGCCGCCGCCGGCGTATACGTCCGACGTTCCGTCGAAGTAGGTGTTGGTCCCACCCGCCCCACCGGTCCCACCGGTCCCCCCCCCAAATGAGGCCGTTCCTACAGTCCCTAAGGCACTCCCGCCGCCACCTCCTCCGCCGGTGATGTAGACGGAAACCCAAGGATTCGCCCTGTAGCCCCCTTGCTGCCCTGCGTAACCCTCTACGGGCGAGTAGCCGCCCGAGTTACCCGCACCAGCCGTTATCCCGCTGCCGGAGCCACCGCCCGAGCCGCCGGCGTTGCCCGGGGTGGACGGATTGTAAGCGCCGCCACCGCCGCCGCCCGTACTGCTAACGGTGCTGACTAACGCGGCGGACGATGCACCGCCGTTAGCGGCCGAGTAGCCCCAGCCGGGATCGGAGCCTCCTGCCCCGACGCTGATTGTGTAGGTGGTCGCTGCGATGGCCTGACCCGTAAGAGCGCGAAACCCGCCAGCACCCGCACCCCCCATGCCGTACTGCGACCCACCTCCCCTTCCACCTGAACCGCCGCCTGCCACAACGAGAACATCAACCAGCCCGGCACCAGCACTGGTGACAACGAAGGTCGATGTGGAGGTGTACCTGTGGCTCCGGTACTTGACGCCATCTTGGGTGTAGTCGGTTTCCGTACCGCCTGAGGCATCTATGGGGCCACCACCACTACCAGCAGCAGCGAACAGGCCGACCTTGGCCGCCCCCAGCGGAGCCATTACGAGAAGTCCAGGCCAGCGGCGAAGCCGTAGAAGGTTGTTCCACCGTCGAACGTTGTGAAGCAGAGAACGTCGGTGCCTGAGGCGGTATACGTCGGTGCAGTACCGCCCGCCCACACCACAGCATTGCCGCCGCCGCCGTGCGCCCCCGCGACGAACGAGGGCGTTCCCGCTCCGAGGTTGGTTCCCAGAATCGTGACCGAGTTGGAGTGCGAAGCCAGCGAGTTGGTGAGGCCGATGTTGAACGTGCCTGAGGTAATGGTGACCGTCTGCACGTTGCCGTCCTCGAAGTCAATGTTGAACGCAGCAGACTTCGACCCGAGGGCGTTTACCGTTTCGGCGTAGTCCTTCATCTGGGCGCGGCTGACCACCTGGTCTGCACAAGCCACCTCGGCGTCGATGGCCAGATCGACCGTCGGGGTTGGGCCACCCGGATCGGTTACGTCGATGTTCGTACCTGCCGTGACACCAGTTACGTCACCAGTCGGCAGGGCCTGCCACGCTGCACCGTCGTAGGTGTAGAGCTGGTCTGTGTCTTTCAGGTAGCTCAGCTGGCCCTCGGCCGGCGAGCCCAGGCCGGACGTGCGGGCCGCGGCGTCATTCCAGACGGTGCAAACCTGATCCATGAGGTACCCCTGCACGTCGCTGGTGGCGCTGAGCACCGCTCCGGCCACAAATGTCTTGAAACCAGCTGGTGCCGGCATGGTGTCTCCTTACGGTGCGAGCTTGTTGGTGTTGAGGATGCCGAAGTCGGCCGAGTCGAGGATCAGGAACACGGTGTCGCCGCTGCCGGACGTGCCCAGGCGCATCGTCCAGTCCTTCGGCGTGATCTCGTGGGTGACGGATTCGATGCGCAGCACCTGGTTCATTGCTGCGCCGGCTCCGATGGGTTGGAACTGGGCGCGGATGCCGTCGAAGATCGTCAGCTTGGCGACCTTCTCGGCCTGGGCGTCGGTGAGCGCCAACGGCTTGCACTCGAGGCTCGACACCCTCAGGGCAGGCGTGGAGTGCAGCGCGACGAAGTTCTTGCAGGCTGTGAGCACGTCGTCGTCGGAGTCGTTGAGCAGGTTGCGGCGCACCAGGGTGCGGATGCCGTAGGCGGGTTGGCCGAACACGTTTTCGTCGAATATCTGGTCGTCGCCGCCGGCGCGCTGGTAGACGCCCCGCGTGTAGAGGAGCTCGGTGCCGAACATGGTCGTGATGTTCGTGAACGCCGGCTCGGCTGCGGCGGTGCCGTCGCCGGCCCCGAACGTCAGCCCGGTGACACCCGAGTCGGCGTACCGCTTCTTGTAGGTGAGGATGTCGCCCCGGTCGCCGGCTGTGACCGCAGCGCCGGCGGCGCTGCCGTGCCGAACGAAGATTGCGCCGTCCTCGGACTGTGAGAGGCGTTCGGTGTACGTCGTCGTGTTGAGCTCCGCGACTTCTGCGGCCTGCATCGTGATCGACGAGGCGTCGATGTCACGCGTCGACGGGTCTGCCGTCGTCGGAGACCCGGGTTGCGCGGGATAGGCGACCTGGGAGTCGTCGAGCACCGCCGAGAAGCGCACCGATCCGACCTCCTGGGAGAACGACACGTCGGTCAGTTCGCTTCGTGCCAGGAGCGACAGGCCGTCGAGGCACTTGACTATGACCGTCGAGTCCCTCGAGTTCGGGTACAGGGTGTCGACGTCCTCGATGCGTCCCCGAAACAGGGTGGTCATTACACCTGGCGAGTTGATCGAGGTCATTACCCGAACCTCGGCGTTCAGCCATTGCGAGTCGCCGTATGTGCCGCCGGCCAGCGGGCCGTAGGCGTTGTCCTGGTTGTTGAGGCTTATGCGGCAGCTGCCGGCCCTAAACGAGTCGGTGACGCGCAGGCGGCCGTAGGAGATTTGGACGGCGCGGACGTCTGAGGTGACAGTACGCCGGGACCCGTCGAGGAAGATTTCGACGGTGTGCGTTGCTGTCGCCATGTCAGCTCGCGTTTTGTTGCCAGTGTGGGGGCATCGGGCCGTTCGCCTTGACTGCTTCGCCCATTGCGTCCCACACCTCTTTGCCGGTGACAGCTGGGGCGATAATCGTTATCTGGGTGTTTGGTGGTCCACCGGATGCGAGGAAACCGGCAACGGGTGCGAGGAAGTCGCCGCTGGGTCCCCTCGGGCCCTCCGGTGTGCGCTTCCCGCCGCCGGTGGGGCCGCCGGAAAAGCCGCCCTTGCTTGGTCCGGGTGGTAGGTCTGGGAGCTCCTCGCCGCGGAATGCGTCCATAGCGTCCTCCTGGGAGCCGGGGCCCGGCGAGGTGGCCGGGGTGCCACCCAGGATGTTGGACACTTCGGGGTTGGTGATGAGGCCAGCGGCCTCGGCGATTGCGTCGGCTACGACGGCGGCGTCGGACGCAGCTGTCCCAGCTGCATCAGGGAGTGTCGCCCCGCTTGCGCCACGGTTGATGACATCGGAGATGTCGACACCGAAGTTCTCGGCTATCTCGGCGAACATGTTGTCGATCTCCACGCCGGCGTCGGCCATGACGGCCGGGTCGACGATGTTCAGGGGGTTGGACTCGAAATAGTTGTCCCAGCCGGCATGTGTGCCGCTGGCGATGTCCCAGCCAATGTCAATGAAGCGACGGATGTCGTCGGGGCCGAGGGTCAGGATCTCGATGATGTTGAGCATCAGCGGGGCGTCGACTTCGCCCTCGATATACCCGGCCGCGACGCCAGCGTGCAGCACTGAGCCGAAACCCTTTGCGATGTTGTATACCGACGGGTCGTCCAGGGCGTCCTCGAACGCGGGGACGAACTCCTCGTTCAAGAACGTGACAATCGACGTCAACGCCGGCAGGAGATTCTCGCCGATCTGGACGCTGATGTTGTCGAACGTGGCCCCCAAGATCTTCTGCTGGTTGGCCAGGCCGTCCGCGGTCCGGGTGAAGTCGTCCTGCTGCACAGCGGTCTTTTCGAGAATGACCTGGTAGGCGGCCATCGCCTTCTGCTGAGGTGTCAGGGCTTTCTTTTCGTTGTCGACGAGGCCCATTTCGAGGGCCTTCGTCTTGAGCGTTGCAGCGTCGAGGAGCACGCCGAAGCGGCGCAGCGGCTCGGCTTCGCCCCGGAGGCCGGCCTGGAGGGCGGTCAGGGTTTCCTCGACGCCCACGTTGCCGAAGCTCGCCATGTCCGCGGCGAGCTTCGTCAAGGTGACCGACAGGTCGACGCCCTCGGCCTGGGGCATTCCCATTGCGTGCGCCAGAGCCCCGAACACGCCGACCGCCTCGAGGGCGTCGCGGCGCGACATGCCGAACGCCTCAGCCGAGCTCTCCGCGAACCGTTCCGCAGCTGCCGCGGCGTCGCCAAACAGGACGCGGTTCTTGGATAGGGACTCGTCGACGTCGGAAGCGGCTTCGATCATCGGTTTCAGCACCGCTGTTGCCCCGACCACGGCTGCGCCGATGCCTGCGAACGCCCCCATGCCTATCGACGCTGCCCGCGCCATCCTGTCCGACATGAGGCTCGAACCCTTGGACACGCGTCTGAACGCCCGGTCGAGGTCCTTCGTCTTACCGACGAAGTTGACTGTGAGGGTACGAACCGGAGATGCCATCAGATGCCCCTCAGCACTTTGTCGATCTGGCGGGAATATTCCTTCTTGATGAACTCATGCGAGGCGGCAATCGTCGGAAAGATGACGTAGCCCTTGCGTCCCCGGTGGGGTGCGAACTGCATCGTCGAACCACCCCTCGAGGTGCGCTTCCTTGCGTGGCCGCCGAACTCGACGCCGTGGAGGAACTCGCCGACAGAGGGGCGCGCCTTGCGCGACACGCGGGCCTTCCGTGTCCCACCTATACGCATGCGAGGGGTGCGACCGGCGATGGCCCGCAGCGACGGCACGACGAGCTCGTACTGGCGGGCGTGCGGCACGGACCTGGCGCGGACCTTCATCAACTTGACGACATGCTCGGCGACCTCCTTGGAACCGGCGTTGACGCGCTTCCTGGTCTCCGGCGGTGCCTTGCGGAGGGCCTGCTGCATCTCCTTGAGGCCGAAGATCTCGACGTCGCCGGTGAGCTTCTTGGATGTCTTTAGCGGTTTGACTGTCACCTGCGCCTCCTCACCTTCGCCTGGTCTGCTGCCTTCTTCTGCTCGTCGACCTGCCAGGACAGCACCCGCCACATCGCGTCGAGCATCGTGGCGTCGAGCTCGTACAGCTCCCTGGGCGAGATCCCTGTCCGCACCGCCAACGCGGCGACCTGGACGGTCAGGGAGTCCCACCCAAAGGGACCGGCTCCTCGCCCTCGTTGACGACGCGGATGTCGTCGAGGCCCGCAAGCCACTCGTCGAACGGCTTGATCGCCGGACCGTTGCCGGCAACGGCCTGCTTGTGGAGCGCATCGTGGGCTAGCCACGCCAGGTGTTCGACGTGGGGTTGGCTGATCATGGCTATAAACCCGACGCCCCACTTGCGCTCGAAGGCGACGATGGACACCGGGCCTGCTGTGACGGTTCGGGCTTCGCCGTCGTGCGTGATGGCGAAGTCGACTTTCATTCCCTTGGGCATTTTGGCCCCCCTTCCTGGTTAGGACGTAGCCCTGGTGATGGCTCCCGTGACCGGCCATGACACAGACAGCGTCGCGAGCGATCCGACCTCGGCCGAGATCGGTTGGTAGCTGACGACGAGGCATGACCCGGAATACTTCGGGTTGGTGGCCGAGACTGCGCCGGCTTCGGGCGTCAACTCGAAGGCAACGGCAGTCCCGACGATGCCGTTCAGCGTCGCGTCGACCTCACTGGCCGCGTAGTCCTGGTTGAAGGTGATGTTCACGGTTGCGTCGCCGAGGCCGGCGATGCGTGTCCGCGTCGTATCACCGAACGCGGTTGTGTCTACGTCGTCGTAGTTGATCTCCAGCGACGCCTGGGTGATGTGGTCTGAGAGGTCGACGCTATTCACAGTGACTGCTGCGCCAGCACCTCCGATGAACTCTGCCATTTTTTATGCCTCCTTGGGGCCTTTGCCGGCTGCCAGGTGGCCGCCGTCGATGAGCTGCTGGGCCTGCTCGTCGGTTATGTCCGACGAGAAGGATGTGCCGGGGTCGTGCCCCAGTACGGCGTGGTTTCCCACGACCGTGTAGTCGTTCTTCTTTTTGGTCATGCGTAGACCTCC